ATGGCCGGCCCCAATGCCTTTGCCCGTCCAGACCGACTATACCCGTTCAGGGGGCCGCTGCTATCCTGCCTTTACGAGCCAGACATGAATCAAGTTAATCAAACGACGCCTTACCTCGCGGGCAACGATGTGCAACTATCCGTACGCACTTTTCGCTGGATTGCAACTTTGTTAGCGCTGTGGCTTCTCGCTGGAGCGAGCTACTTGTACCGGCAAGAACTCTCTATGCAACTCGGCCTTTGGGACAACTTCGACATCAGCGCAGTGAACTACTCTCGCTTTGTTGATTCTCGCGACTCCCAACAGGTGTACCAGAACCAGTTGCTCCTGGTGCGCCAAGGCTACCGCAGGGGCGCACTGTTCGTTGGGGGAAGCGATCTCTACAGCCGCCAGTTGCTGCCCATCGATAGCAACAAGAGCTACCAGATGAGTTTCGAACTTATGGCTGTAAGTGACGGAACAGACGACAAGGGTTCAGCTACCTACGCCGGCCTGGTGTTCTTCGACAAGGACAAGAATTTCATTATCGATCCGCAATCGCATATGTTTGGTGTCGCTGCGAACAGAGTAGCCACCCGTGCCAGCGGGCGCCTCAAGCTCAGCGGAGTGTTCTCACCGACCGGGCATGGACCGAACCGTATTCCGCCGAATGCCCGTTACATGAAAGTAGCGTTCAAACTCAATTACAGTGATCCAAAGGCCGCCGTTGTGCTGTCGAGCGTCAAATTCGTGCCTCATGCTACTGCTGGAGAAAACCAATGACGCTTTTTTTCGGATTTCTGGCGGTGGCAATTTTCATGCTGCTTATCGGCTTCATTTGGCCGATCAGAGGTCGCATTGATGCCCTATCTCTGACCACATTGACCGTGGCCAAATCGCTTTGGCTGAGTTGGCTCGTGGTATTCATCTCTTACTGGCTAAATCTGGGCGACCTGTCATTACTGATTCTCTTGCTGGTAGCGATAGTTACAGTGCGCCGTTTTTTAAAGGGGAACGACGCCAGTGTAACCTTCGCTTTCGGAACCTTAGTGCTGTTGGGGGCAATCTTGCTGTTCGGCTTACTGCTGAGCCCGCTTGAAGCGCTTAAGCCAATCTTCGGAGGAGAAATCGTTCTTTCCGGATGGGATGTAAACGCCTCCTGGAACAGCTGGGCAATTCAGCTATTTGAGAACACATATTCACCTTATATCGCCGCTTATCCGTTGTTTCTCCCGGGCTTATGGTCGCTGGTGTATAAGGCCCAGGCAAACCCGATGGTCTGGGTCATGACCCGTTTCCTCCTGTGTATCTTTCCGCTGCTGCTGGTCGTGCAAATGGGCTCACTTACCATTGCCCGCCGGCCGTTGGCGGCGCTGGTGGTATTCCTATCGGTATGGGGCATATTCCTGATCAAACCGGTCCTGCTGGTCGGCATCACTGACCCGATCGTGATGATGATTATCTTGATTGCCGGAGTGGCGATGTACCTTGCGGCCTGCTGCGACCATCAGGACGAGCGGGTAGACCAACACACGCTATGCGCCGCGCTGTTTGCCGGTATCGGCGCTATCACAAAGCAACCGGGGACTCTCGGTGCGATAGCGATCGCGCTAGGCCTGATCTTGGTCGGTTTGCGCACGTCGAAGGGACTAAGTTGGTACCTAACACGCTTGGTAGTGATTGTCGTACCGCCCATAACCTTCATGATCATTTTCTCATCCGCACCATCGATGCCGACTGCACTCGGCAACCTAAGTTACCTCATGAGTCTGACATCGCGGGCGTCCGACGGAGGAGGTATCTACGAGCATAGCTGGAGTCTTGTGGTGGGCATGTTCGGGCCCTTCCCGCTGTTGTTAATGCTCACTTTGGCCGCATTCAATGTGTTAACCCCTAAGCGTCTAGTCAGCCAGATCGGCCTGATCTACTTGGCGTGCGCGGGTATAGCCTTCATCGCTTATTCTAACTGTTGCGCCTATGACGAACGTAACGGCTGGTTCCTGATTGCACTGCTGGGCATGTCCGCTATCTGCGGTGCCTCAATCCTCGAAGGTGCGCTGATGCGTGAGCTAGAGCCGCTGCGAATTTTCGTCGGCTCGGCGCAAAGCACTTTACGACGTCAGCGCACTCGTGGCAGTGCGACATTGCAGCTCATGGGGCTCGTCCTCTGCGTTGGCATCGCTGGCCTGTTGCAGTTGTTCATTGGCGAATCGAGCTATCTGGAGGCGGCCAAAAATGCACGTCGTGAGATTGTCTGGCCGAGCGTCAACCAATTAGCCTATACCGATATCGATAACCTAGGCGACGGCTTGATCATCACCAACTATCCATTCGTTGCCCTGCTGCCGGGCTTGGAAAAGCGCCATCGTATTTGCCCGAACATCACCTGCGTCACTACCACAATCAAGGAGACCCCGGGCAGCCGCGTCCTCATGGGGCGAGACTCATTCAACTATCCGGCGCTGCGCGCGTCGCTGGCGAAAGCAGATTATCTTGCTAGCGAGAATAAATACGGATTCGTAATAACTCGAAGTTTGAAGGTCGAGGATCTGTCGGCGGCTGTACTGGCGGCTTCAGATCCCTGAGACTGGTTTCCAGGGAGTGGAATAATAGGAGGCCGGAGCGCTTGAGTTTCCGATATTAGCTTTCATCACAAAAACGAAGGTAGAACTTTTCGGACTTGCCTTCCACACTCCGATTTATCGGGCATCAATTGATAAAACCCGAAGCCCTGCGCCTGTAAGGGCTTCGGGTTTATTTTTGTCGTGCTTTGGGAAATCACGAAAAAGTATGCCAAGTAGGGAAAGTGGCGTGTGTGTGAGCGGGCTTTCGGATTTTTCGCGCTGATAATGACTGATCTCATATCCCTATTCAGCGTTCTGCGGAGATCGTACGCCCCTAAAACGCCCAAGGAGGGTGAGATTTCAGCCGTATAGTAACGAATTGATGATTTCAGCATTCGCGTCCTCGTAACCGCCAACTGTCATTCCCTGACCTCGCTCTAGGCCAGGTGCCTGCTGGAATAGCGTAGATGCTGCAAACGTAGCTGCTCGGAAGTCGAAAGCAGTCATCATGATCGACAGCTATCAATCGCCAGCAAACATCCATAAGAACGGCTATTAAGGGGGTCCCGTTCATGTTGCCCCCAGCGGCGTCCGGCGACTTAGACTGGTTGTCAGCGTTCTGCCGACTTCTTGCCCTTCATCCGATCAGCAATTGTTTCACACGCCTGCCCGGCTATTCGACTTCGGCCAAGCGCTTCCGCGAGGCTTCCCGCCATTCGGTCAGCCTCTTCAAGCAATCCCCCGAGCACCACGACGGCAGAGGCTCCTGCCTTGCGCTGCTGGGAAGCGATGGTATCGCAGGTTGCAGCTCTGTCGGCGCGCAGTCGTTCGATTTCCCCGCGCATCCCGCCAGCAGCAGACTCAGCGGTAGCGGCGCGACTTTCAGCCAGGTCCAGTTTTTCTTGTGCACTCTCACCCTCCTCATCCGCCGCTTTCTGCCGGCGCTGCTCTTCTGTTCTTGTCTGCGCCGCTGCGCGCCGGTCACGCTCGGAGATCTCGAGGCGGTAGCTGGCCAAAGCCCTTCCCGCTCTGGCCGTTTCCGCCTGAGCATCTGCTGTCGCGGCCTCGGCGATAACCACCCGGTATTGCTGGCCACCGGCAACCAGCACCAGGGCTATCAGCCACCAGCGCCAGGACGGCACCGCCCCGCGCCAGGTCATGCCAAGGCCCGCCGCACACCCTCATCGATGATTGCCGGCGCGTACGGGTTGCCGCCGTTCTCGTGGATGATGATGCTCACCACCATCCCTCGCAGCGTGGTCGGGTCGTTGATGTTGATGGTGTCGGTGGTGCGCACGCCGATGCGCTTGGCCACGGCGCCGGCGTATGCCTGGGTGTCGTTCTCATTACTCGGCGCCCAGCGGTTGATGGTTTCGAGTACGGTGTCAATACCCTTCCCGCCCACCTCGGGCATGCCGTCCTTGCCCCGGTAGTTGATCAGCAGCTTGCCCAGGGCACGGATGCCGTTTTCCGGAGAATCAAAGCGGGCGAACCGAGGCTTTGGAACGCCTACCTCAAGGCCAAGCTGGCCATGCCAATCGTTGCGCGAATTGAAGTCGATGTTTCCGGGGTTGTTGTTGCGGACGCCGCGGGCGTTCTGGGTCATAGATCAAACTCCAGGCAAAAATAAACCCGCTCGATGGCGGGTGCTTTGGGTGCGATATGGCTCAAGCGGGAGGCGCTGGCCAGTCGATTGTGTCGGGGTAACCCTGTTGGTCCAGCAGGCGAATCAACGCGATGCGGTACTTCTTCCAGACCGTGAGCTTGGCGGTTTCAGTTTCCGTGGCCTCCTCCAGGTCGACAGCATCCTGCAGTGGGGCAATGGCGGAGTCAGCGGCTCGGCGCAGGCCCATAGCTTTTTGCTCTGCCTCTTGGACTCTCAGCAAAGGCAACAAAGCATCAATCTCGGCGACGTTAGCCTGCCACCAGCCCTCTGCGGCACACACAGAGAGCACCAGGGTGCTGCCATCGGTCCAGTAGACCGGCTCTGGATTACGGTGAGCCTCTACCTCGGCCGAGCTCATGGCCCGAAGCCCTTCTCTCACCAGGTCTGCGCTAACGTCCGTCGCGGGATACGCATAGACTTCCCCAGTCACATCGTCCTTGAAATAGATCAAGACAGTTCACTCCAGTTTGTTAGCGCGCCAGACCCGTTAACTACCGTAACTCGATATGAGGATCCGGGCGGGACTATCACGTTAGCGCAGCCGACATATGTGCTAGCCACACCGGCGTAACCCGCATAAACAACGGCGCCGCCCATCGTTACTGACAGGCCCGTGTTGGCACCAGTGACCGGCCCGGCTTGAACGGAAAGCTGAATCGGCCTCCCCGTATTGTTCGTATATGTCGTATTTAATTCTCGGGAAGCTGTGACGTTTTTCCAAGTTTGCCCAGTGCCTACACCTGTGATTTCGGTCCAGCGGACATCGCTACCCCCGCCGTAGTACCCCACCCAGACCCGATCCGCACTTGTAACTAGATACATCGATACGTTCGAGACATAGGCCATGCTGATACAGGTATACCCCGTGCCAGCGGTGTGATTTGGAGGGGAGTTAGCAGTATCCGAAAATACGCCGCGGTAAAGGCCAGACGGTAGACGCTGAGCGAAGTTGGTGATGCTCGTACCGCCTACCCCGGCGGGAATGCCAATACCATAATCACCAGCGCCCAAAGCCCCAATTCCTGCACGAGCCGATGCCGCCGTCGTACCACCAGTACCACCCTTGGACACTGGCACCACGTCTTCGATCGAGACCGAGCCCAGGCCAGCCAGAGTCAAGCCCCATTGCTGGACCATCGCGTTGATGGCGTCCCTGAGCATCTTGTCGTACCCCTGCACGGGAACGATTGCATAGGAGCCACCGCTAACCGTCGAGCCTTTGTAGGCCGGCAGGATGCTCAGCACCGTGCCGCTGGCAATGTTGGTGACCTCGTACCAACTGCCGTCCGGACCGAGAAAGGCATCACCCACCCGGGCATTTGCTGAAAAAGCGGTGCCGGTACCGGTTACCGTATTTTGCCCAGCCGTGATCGCGACCGTGCCTGTTCTGTGCCAGGGCATGGACTACTCCATAGTTAATTGAATGGGAAAGGAAGGTTTTCTGTGCGAATAACAAGTGCCGTTGGATAACGGTCAGTCGGGATGCTTGCCCAAAGTGTGTTGCTTGTGGTTCCGCCGGGATTCTCAGTTGTCCTGGTTGCCAACCGAAACCTGAAAATCACACCGCCAGATGCGCCATATGCCCCCTCAGAAGCCGCTGCTGTGTATTGGTATGCCCCGACACCCCATAGCGTGCAACCTCTTGTGAAGTTAATGCTCGCCGCAAGTTCGCCGCCGCCAGGGACCGCAACAGTGACCGTTGCAGAAGGGCCAGGGTTGTACCCTGCACTAATGTTTGTTCCGCCTGAATAGGGCAAGTTTCGCCACGGAGATCCGGGCGCAATGGCTGCCCCTGGTGGGGGCGGCTGCACAGCCGCAATAATGTTCAAAGGGTACTGAAGGGAGTTGAACGTCAATGTTCCGCTTTCATCGAAACACTTCAGGCCCGCGCCTGACAGTGTGTCCCGCATGGTATCGAAGTAATAAAACTTAGTGGCTGTGGATGCCCCGACAAACAGAAAGGTAGTTGAATCTCCGCTCTTGGATGACCCTGCCGTGTTGCCCGGGCCACTGATGAACACGATAGGTGCAACTGCGCCTGTGACAACAAACCCATGCACCTGATCCACAGGGGATGTCTCCGCCCAGCTAGCGGGATCAGTCGGATTTAGTTGCGCCGACCTCAAGTTCAGGCGTGGCCACGACGCTTGCAGGGACAGGTATCCGCTCTTCAGCAGTCCGTAGGTTATTTTCTCGGTATCGAAAAGCGGACTGCCATCTTCTTTGAAAACGCGCAGACCTGCTGCCATCAGTAATATCCGTAATGAATCCGGCAGTTCATCGAGTAGAACCCCCATCCGGATTGGTAGGCGTAAGCCCAGCTGAGGGTGGCACTCGATACGCCGACAGTCAGAGTCACCCCTGGGCGCTTGCCCAAGGATTTGTTTTGAGCGCTCAGGTCTGAAACCGCGTAGAACAGAGTCTTACCTGGCGGAGGCAGCGGGATCGTTGCCGAGCCGTTTGCCGCACCGGTATCAACAAAGCCCATCATCTGGCTGATAGAGCTGGTCATGTCGAGCAACACCAGGCCGCTCGGGTCATAGACCACCAACCCAGCACTCATACGCTCACCGCCAGATCGATCGCTACATTTCCGTTCGCGTGATAGATCCTCACCCTCTGGTTATTCATGGTTAGGCGCCCCTGCCCAGGTACGGTCCCATTGATTTCAAATGTGCCGCTCTTGTTCAGGATCCATCCCTGCTGGCCGGCCACGTAGTTGGTCGAGCTGATGTAGCTGCCGATCTTGGCGTTGGTGATCGTGCCGTCCATGATGAAGGCCGAATTCATGAACACCTGCCCGCCAGTCACAGCGAACGGAGAGGCCAGTGTTCCATTAATGCCATTCACCACAGCGAAGGTGTCTGCACTCACTAGGAAATTGCTCTGCAGCCCTCCCGGGCCGTTCTCAATCCCCATCCCAACGCTGGCAGCAACGTATTGACCCTGGGCGTTGACCTGCATCTTCACCGCCCACATCGTGCTCGCCTTGCCGTCCAGAGCTGCTAGGGCCTGGCTGGTGGTTTGCACGGATGCGTTGGTCTTCTGTACCTCGCCATTGGTCTTGTCCAGCGCGGTATTGAATGAAGCTTCAAGCGTTTCCGATTTGCGCGCCTGGGCATCAATGGCGGTTGCCCGCACCTTCGATTCTTCGGCGATCTTGGCTGTGCTCTCCCAGGCCTTCAGGGCGCCGGCCAGATCGCCCTCCCCGTTGTCGTCCCGCTCTCCTTGCGGCGTGACAAAGGTTGCCTCCATATAACCAATTCGCTCACCAAGGGCTTCATCGCCAGACACCCGAGCAGACTCCTCGGTGTTTATGGCAGTCTCGGCTTCATCGACACGGGAGTTAACCTGCTGCAACCTCGACGCCGTCGCCGACTCGTTATCCGTAACGGTTTTGTCGAGCTGAGAGATACTTGCCGAGTTTTCGCCAACTTTGGATGCCATGTCGGCAAATCGACTGGCCGTAGCGCTTTCGTTGGTCGCAACAGTCTTGTCCAGCGTGCTGATGCTGGCAGTGTTCTTACCGACAACCGCTTCAATCTCAGTGGCACGAAGCGCCATCGCCTCGTGCTGGGTCGCCCGGGTGCGGCTTTCCTCTGCCACCTTGGCCGTGGTATCCCAACCACGCAGGGCGCCGGCAAGGTCACCCTCCCCGTTGTCGTCGCGGAAAGAGGACTGCACCGCCTGGAGCATCGCGGCATTGACGGTAACCTTCCCGTCTATGGTCGAGATGTCAGTGGTGTTCTTGGCCACGGCCTGCGCCAGTCCATTGGCAACCTCGGCGATGCTGCCGATGTCCACCCAATAAGTAGCGTTCGGCGGCGCATTACTGCCATCGGCAGCCGCCGGCACGGGCGCGATGGCCAGGTACAGACGTTGCCCGCGACGAACAGAATCGTTCATCAGGTAGGCATTGGTCGGCACATATTCCAGCGGGTCAGTGATCTCGCCTATCAGGTCCTCCAGCTCCTGTTTGGCTGCGTCGATCCGATCATTTACCGAGCCAGGGAAGTCGCCCGATATCTTCTCAATTTCCTTCAACAACTCCTGACCGAGCTCGCTCTCAGTGATCTGGCCACTGATCAATTCGAGGATCGGGCTCGCGTCAGAACTGGATTGACCCTTCACACCATTAACAGCCGGATAGAACGGACCGATGTTGCCGGTGCGATCCACGAGGCGCGCCCAGAAGAAGAACGACACGCCAGCAGCCAGCCCCTGCAGCTTGTAGTCGCTCTGCGGGTAGGCCAGGTCGGAAAGTTTGGTGGCCCCTTCCAGGTTGTTGGTCGAGCTGTACCAAATCTCAGTCCGCTGAGTATCCTCGGCGCCAGACGGCAATCCCCACTTCAGGTCGATGGCGAAAAGCTCGCTGGCGGTTGTCAGATGAGTGACAGCCGGCGGCACTCCCTCCTTTCCCTTCAGCTCAGTCAAGTTGGAGCTCTTCCAAATCGACGAGATATCGAAGGCACTCACCGCACGCACCCTGGCCAGGTAGGCGCCGGCGTAGATCCCAGTCACGTCGACCGAGGTCGAGCCAGTACGCTGCAGACGAATCCAGTTACAATTGTCTTTGCGCCACTCAATGTCATAGGCGACCGCGCCTTCTACAGCGGGCCACTCGATCGTCATAGTGCTGACCGCGATACCCTGGTCCACGGCATAGGCTGAAGTCAGGGTCACGCTGGTCGGCGGCTGCACGGTGGTAATCGGGATGACGCTAATCGGGCGCTCGTCCAGCTTGGCGCCGGTGTCGATCGCTGCGAACTTGCTCGGATTGAACTCGAGAGCAGTAATCTCGTATTGACCTTCTTGGGTGCGCGAGGTCTTCAGCACCCGGAACAGCTGAATGGCCAGGTCTTCGTAGTCAATTGCCCACTGCAACTGCGGCTCGGGCTGGATGCTGTACGCCGTGGTTACAGTTACCGCCCGCCCCGAAACAGACTGCACGGTACGCGCCTGCGCAGTGCCGTTCGGCAAGTTCAGGATCAGGCGATCACCTGCCTTGACCGGTGCATCACGGTCAAGAGTCACCACGCGGCCAGCCGCAACCGAGATCCGACCTCCATTCTGCCGACCTGCCACTAGCTCATCAGCCACGGGGATGACGTAACCAGGCAGCGGGATGCGACCCTCCATGCCAGTCTTGAAGGTGACGGTACGGTCCTGATTGTTGCTAAGCAACGCCCATTTGCCACGGCGCTGGGCCTCGGAAGCGCGGGTGCAGCCGATGGCCGAGATCTCAATCGGACGATCACGGTACCGGCGCTGCAGCGCTAGGTCAGTGACCGGGATGACGTCCGTATCGTAATTGTTGGCCGGGTTGTCGTAGCTGACCAAGGCGCGGCTGAAGTGTGTATTGCGCTCGGCGCCGCCATAGACGAACTCGCCATCGATGACGTTGGCCCGGGTGAAGACGTAGTCGATGTCCTGGGCGCGCGGCATGTCCGCCTGCATGAATAGCGAGCCGTGTGCCCAGTACACCATCCCCCGGTAAATAGCCGACAGGTCGCGCAGCAGGGTCCAAGCCTCAGCGCGCCCCTGCAGGTTCATGTCGCACAGGTAGCGCGGCTCCTGCCCGCCAATCCCATCCGGCACCAGCTGGTCGCAGTACTGGGCGATGCGGTACATCTCCCACTTGTCGACCATCCACGACTTGATGCGCTTGCCCAGGCCAAAACGGTCCTCGACGCACAGACCGTAAGTCACGAGCGCCGGGTTGTTGGTCCAAGCCTGCTTGAAGGTGCCGTCCCACACACCGGTGTAGGTCCGGGTCGCCGCGTCGTAGTTGCTCGGCACGGGCCACAGCTTGGCCTTGCAGTCCACAGTCACCGCCGGAATGTTCTGGAACTGCTGGGCGTCGAACTCGATATAGAGCAGCGCGGTGTTGGGATAGCCGAGTTTCTGGTCGATGATCTCCGTGTAACCGGCAATGGTCATCGTGTCACCCACGGTGCCGCTATTGGCGTTCGGGGTGATGCGGCGGATGCGCATCATCCAGCCGGTTGTGGCCTTGGGCAGATTGACCCGCACGGAACGCTGGTAGCCGTTCGTGGTTTTACCGTCGACGGCGCCCAGGTGGGCTTCAACGTACGCCCCACCATCAGTGGCGATATCGATAGCGTACTCGATGCGGTAGCCGTTGGTGTTGCCACTACTGTCCTGGCTGACCAAGCGCGGCCAGGACATGCGCACCCGCACCGCAGAGAGCTGCGTATTGCTCAGCGAGCGCGTGAACGGGCTGTCACTACGCAGCTCAACGTTGACGGTGTTCTCGCTCTCGATCGAGGGAATGCCCTGGATGTACTCCTGCTCAACGCTCCCTCGGCGCCATTCCCACTTCACACCCGGGAAGTTCAAGTTGCCGCTGGCATCCATGATCGGTGTGTTGTCGAGGTAAATGTCGCGGTCAGTCGGCGTGCCGTCGAACTCGCCCTCGCCCACGGCCAACAGGATCTTGGCTATGTTCGTAGACTGCAGGCTATCCGGTGCCACGACGGGGGTTTTCGGCTTGCTCTCGCCGCCCTTGGCGCCGGTGATGTCCAGGTGAGCTGCTGCGCCCATGCTTTCCTCCGGGCAACAAAAAACCGCCCGAAGGCGGTTTGTTGGTATCGAAAATACAGAAGTTATTAACTACAAAACTGCACAAGCCGCGATCGCACAAATACCGATTACTAATGCCATACACACGTTATCTGTGCCCTTCTGCGACATCATTCCGGAAATCTTGATGGATACTGCTATGACAAACTTAGGCATCTGATGTTGCTCCAATGATGAAATTCATGGAGCAAGGTGTTGAGGGGCTAAAACGGAGCTACGCCTTGTCTTGCGCCTCGATCGAGATCGAAATAACTGCGCCGCCCCAGCGGCGCTTGCCAATGCAGATCGGTACAGGGTTGCCACTGGCGGTGGTGTTTTTTGCGCTACCGAAAGCATATGAGGGTTTGTTCTCCGCCGCTGCGCTTAGGGAAAGACCTTGAGTTTGCGGGCTCAGCAACTGAATCACCCCTCCGATAGCCATTGAAGCACCGACAGCAGCAGCGACACCCCAACCGCCAGCGCCTGCCGCAAACGCCGCACCAAAGCCTCCTGACGCAACAGTAGCCGCTACGATTAATGCAACGCCGATCACCGTCTGGAGGAGGCCTCCACGCTTACTGCCAACGACGACAGGGACAACTCGAATCTCGCGCGTACCTGACCTGGAAAAGTCATCAGCGCCGACGTTCTTGCCGTTGCGGAAAACCGCAAACCTAAGCCCGAGACGATCCAGACGTCTTATCTCATCTGCAAAGCCCGCGATGGTTGCCTTGAGCGCTTGAAAAACCTCCCACGTCGCGCCCGAGTCAATCGCCCTACGGTGCAACCGCCCGAATTTCTGGGCGAGTGATCCTGAAAGCTTGATCGTGGTCATGGGCGTATAGGTGATCGAACTCGCGGTCATGAAATCCTCCAGGCAATAAAAAACCGCCCGGAGGCGGTCTATTCACAGGCAGCCTTTCACTGCCTCGATACGACGATTCTTTCGCCAATCCATCAGGCCTGTCTGGAAATACAGATCAGCTGTAGTTCCCGTGCCTGACGACCTGAAATCAGCGAACTCAACTTCGCCAACACTGATGACTGTTCTGCCTCCACCTGCAAGCGGCTGTATCGACGCGCCGTAGTGAGAGCCCATCATCGACTGGTTTTGCCAAGCGAACAATACACATTCGGCGACCTGGACGACGGGCTTTACGCTGGTGAATGACGATGCGGGCCCGTTGGCCCGTTTCTCGTTCATCGAAGCACACCCGGCCAGCAAAGCCAGCACCAGTGCACCGATCAGAATTCGCATGTGATCCCTCCTTTGAAATACGGGACTGTACCAGCCGGCCTGGCCAAGCATCCAGCGTGGATGAAATGACAGTACCGCGCCAGCATATCGCCATAGTAGGTTTGCACCTCCAATGAACCGCCCCGGTCCGTTGCCGGAAAGCCCATGGACTGGGAGCCCCCATTACCAAGGAGTCATCATGGTAGACACAGAAAACGCAAGTGCGGCAATCCACATCGCTAATACAGACGCCCTATTGGCTCTCGTTGCTGCACTGCGCGAGACTGGCAGTTTGGACCCGAAAGTATTTGAACGGAAAATTCGGGACATCCAAGAAATCCAAAAAAATGAGGACGTCCTAAATCAGACCTACTACGACAAGACAATCAACAACTTGATCGCTGCCGCTGCAGGTAAGCTGTAAGCATATCGGACCTCCGGGCAGCACAAAGATCGCGGCTGACCGGAGGACGCTCTTGGGTTTTCTCGCCTCTGACATGAATGTCTTCAGGCTTATCACTGAGGTTTTGTCGCATGATCTCCTCCGCGGCATAGCCGCTTCATTTCACGTCCCGATGACGCAACACAAGGCGCGTCCGGTCGAGCCAAGGCCCGCCGAACACGATGATTTCTGATGGCCTGCCGTACAGGTGGTGCAGCAGGAATGGGCCAGCGCCGTATACATTCGCGTGCTCCTCGGGCAGCTTCGCGTTCGCACCGAGGTAGATGCCAGCGTGGTTAGGGTGCTTGGTTCGCCCCACCGACATGACGATCATGTCACCGCGCTGCGGCTGGCTGACCTGGTAAAAACCGGCCGCCTCGTAGGCCTGCTCGTACAAGCTCGGGCCTTCAGCCTGCTCCCACCACCCTTCCTCTCGGGCGTAGGCCGGGAATTCCAGATCCCACTCTCGCTGGTACCAGTCCGCACAGGCCTGCCAGCAGTCCCATGCGCCGTGCACGAATGGCCGGCCTAGCAGCGGCGTGCTTCCGCTTGGAGTGATTGTGCGCAAGTCCCCTTCCGGCCACGACAGGATGTGCCAGGGCAGCGCTGTGGCTTCGCACATGGCGAGGTCGCGCGGTGACGGCCTGCTCGTTGCGTCAGGGTGCGAGTGCACGATGCCAATCACCTCGCCCTGGTCTTCCGCTGCCGCATACTCCTCAGGTGCAATACGGAACTCTTCGCCCGGATCACCCGCCGAGTTGGTGCAGGGTACGTAGATCTGCTTGCGGCCGATGACCAGAATCAGGCCGCAGCACTCGCGCGGGTACTCAGCCGCAGCGTGCGCTTGCACGGCGGTTAGGATGTGTTTGTGCAAGGGTCAACTCCGTGCAATCAGGGAAACAGCCGGGAAACCGCCAAACGGCAGCTGGTTGCCTCGGCCAAACCGGACAGTGCAACCAGAGTCCAGGCAGCCATTGCACTGGTCCTTTGCCGGGTCGTCCGTGGGATTGCCGTCCAAGTCAAAATAGGGGCCGGTATATCCACAGTTTGGGCCACGATAGCCGGCGGTCATTGCCCAGTGGCATAGCTGAGTCATCTGGCGGCCAATCGTTTCCCCGCCAACGTCGCCAGGGCTTGCCAGCTCCCAGGCGACCGTGGTGCCGTTTTCCGAAACCTTCTGATCGATGTACCAAGCCTCGATACTCTCCTCGGACGGATCTGCTTCAGTATTGCCGCCCGGGAAATTTGCGGGATCGAGGTACTGCCCTAGCGTATGCCGTACCGTCAGCTTGAACTCGAGCAGATCTTCAAAGGCAAGGCAAAGCGCTGTGATGCGGCCGTTAACGTTACCAACCGATAACGTTGGGCGAACCGCGGTACCGTCCGAGCTAGCCTCAATGCCCTCGATCTGCATTGGCCACGCGCCGTACTCCTCACCCTGCCACCAGATCGGCTTGGCCGGCAGCTGATCAGCGCCCGCGCCAGCGGCGGCCAGCTCTTCAGCCGTATGGGGAATCGCATGCCCATGGAAACGCAGAATATCGGCGCCGAAGTCGGAGCCGTCTAATTCGAATAGCAGAATCTCATCTCCGGGCTCCAGCTTCTGCAGTTGTCTGATGTAGCTCATGGGTGATATGCCCTTTCGAAGGTTGCCGTAACAACGACGATGCCGCCTGGCTTCCGCTGTTGTCGGAAGCTTTCGCAGCGGTACATCCCAAGCGCGCCGCCTGGGGGTGTCCAGAGAAACGACCTAGCCCCCCCATGGATGCGAATGAAGTCGAGAATGGGTTTGACCTCTTCCGCCACCCCCCCAAACGACAACCCCCAACTGTCCGCCTCTGCATTCAAGCCATCGCCGGATACCTGGACATAGCCATCACCGAACTGTGACTTCCTTGTTCTCAAGGTACTGTCGGAGCTGGCTTCATCGTCGGGTGCCCAAATAAAGGTTTCGATAGCCATCAGTTTCTCCGGGGGCTATTTCGATAGCTCGTACCGCCTGCTCGCCAGGAATCGGCAATTGCCCTGTCGGCGACCCCGCGCATCTGCTGCTGAAGGTTGTGCTGCAACGCCGCACTGTCGAGCTGCAATCCTTCAGAGCTCCGGTCTTCAACGGTGAAGTACATCGGCGCATCGACTTGAACAAGCGTGCCTCCAGAAGATGACCCGCCTACCATCTGCACGCCCAGCGATCCATCAGCACCTCGCGCCAACGGCATAATCGCCTCCGGTCCGGCCTCCCCAGCAACGCCGACTTTCCCGCCAGCCATGCCAAAGGGAGTTGGAGCGTTGAGGATGCTGTTGGTGAACGCTTCACCCTTGGCGAACATCTGCACACCGCCGTTCCAGGCGCCACCCTTGGCCTGCGCGACACCGGACCAGCCACCCAGGTATTGAGGGCTGTAGCCTGCTTGGGTAGAGCCAAGCGAGGAAGATCCGCCACCAAAGTAATTACCTGCCGCTGAGATGCCCATGCCAACCAAACCACTCAGAAGCGAGCTTGCCGCTTGCTGACTGGCGATCCTGGCCATATCCGAGATCACGCTATTGGCGAAGCTCTTGAAGCTACCCTTGCCCGTCATGACGAAGTCAGTCAGAGCATCGCGCGCCGAATTGAACCCAGTGGTGAGCATGTCTTCAGTTGCGCCCGCCACGTTCGCAGCATCGGCCTGGATGTTGGCCCACGCACGCCGGGCGCCATTGCGATAGTCACTCTGCGCCTGCAATCGCGCATCGTACCCATCAACCTCCATCTGCAGCTCGCGTGCCTGGTAGTCTGCCAAGTCGGCCAGGCGCTGCTCGTAGACGGACTGACTAAGTCGTCGAGAAGCATCTTCCTGTTGCTCCTCCAACTGCCTGCGGGCCTGGGCGTACTTCTCCCGAACGACGTTCAAGCGACCTGCTTGTTCGCGTTCGTCATCGCCCATGCCGACGCCAGCAACATCCGCGTTGATCGCGTCCTGCCGGGTCTGCAGCACAACCTCCATGGCCTTGCGATAAGCGTCAGCACTGTTGCGCCGCTGCTCTGCTAACTTTCTCTCTTCTTCGGCGCGCTTCTGAATGACTGGGTCTGCATATGCCGTATTCAGGTTTTTTATGCCGAGCTCCATCTCGGCGGCCGAGATCTTGCCAGCGGCCTGTGCCTTGCGCAGCCCTTGGACGCCTTCGGCCAGATCCGTCAGACGTTTTTTCTCGGGCAGAGCCCTATCGATGATCGCGTCGAGCGCCTTGATTTCATCATTCAAAGCTTTGGTGCGATCTTTGCTGCCGTCAGTAGCGGCCTTGTTTGCTGACTTTTGCGCCTCGATTGCATTGGCTGCAGACAGAATCGCCAGACGATCAGTTTCGGTCAGGTCAGCGTTCTCAGCGATGTGCCGATTCGCAATCTTGAGCGCGTCGCCATTGTCCTGAAGACCGGCTAACTGCTTCTGCAACGTCTCAAGGTAAGTCTGCCCAGCGGTGGTCATGCCCGCCTTGGCGGCGTTGTTGGCATGCGTCGAAGCGGTGTTCTCCTCAGTCACTCCAGTGAGAACACGCAGCGTGTCGGCGATCAGGCTCGAACGCTCGTCGGCTTTGCTAATTGCGCCAGCCTGGCTAAGCCACTGTTGAAGCGTCCCCTCAGGAAGGTGCAGGCGAGCCCCCACCTCTTCGAGAATGGGCGACAAGCTGCGACCGGCTGCCCGGGCCTCGTTGAGACGGTCGATCAGTCCCTGGTACTCGGAAAGCTGCTTACCGTACTGTCCGCCAGAATCGCGAGCCGGCGCGGTGACAGTAGCCCGTCGGATGGACTGTGCAAGGCTGCCGTAGGCATCCTTTACCTCCTCAGCAGCCTTGACCTGCTTCCGCGTCCAATCCACCAGCGAAGCGGCACGCTGATCCTGGTTCAGCTTTGCGAACTCCTCGCGCAACTGAGCAACCGGCTTGTGTAAATCATCGAGGCTGACCGCCGCTTGGTCGGCGTTATCGCTCAGCAACAGAAAGCTGGCCGCAGCGGTACCGGCCAGCAACGCCAACCCCATCGGCCCACCAAGGGCCGCCATCAAACCGACACTGCTAACTCGCGCCAAGTTTGCCTGCGCGACTGCGAGCGTTTCGGTTGAGGCTGTCAGCGCCGCCTGCTTGGGGATAAGCGACGACTGAACGAGCGACAGGCGTTGCAGGCCAGTCGCTGCGGCGACAGATGCCTGAGCCTGCTGCAGCTGGGCCTGGGCATAGATCCTTTGAGCATCAGCTGCTCGCAATGCGGCGTGTGCGTTCTGGACTTCTGCAGCACGTTGGGCAAGCGCCGCCCGCACAGCCAGATAGGACTTGGCGATGTAGTTGGTCATGGCGGCTACTGCGACGCCGCCTATCGCCACCGCCACCAGGTCAGCGTTGTCAGCAAGAGCAATCAGAGCCGCTGAGAGACCGCCCACAGCACCGGTTTGATCCTCCATCTTCCCAAGGAAAGTACCGATCGCGTTGCTGATATTAACCAGGGCATCTTGGACGCTGGTGGACATTTCAGCGGCTGCTTTGCGGTTGACCTCGACGGTACGCAGCAGGCCTGTGTTGATGTCATCGAGCGATAGTTTGCCCTCGCTGCCCAGCTTGCGGATCGCCGCCGCACTTTTGCCGGTTGCGCTGACGATAGCATCCACAATGGTTGGCATCGCAGTCTGGATGGATACCCAGCCGTCGGCGTCCACCTTGCCGGTTTGCAATGCCTTGGAATAGGCATCCAGAGCAGAGCCCGCCTTATCGGCTGCAGCAGCGTTGGTCACCAACAGGAAGCTGAAGCTGTCAGTGATGTCGAGCGTCTGCTGGGTGTTGAAGCCCAAGCTGCGCATCACGTCGGCGGTCCGGATGTACAGTTCTTGAGCTTCGGCCAGCGGTCGGTATGTCTCCTGAGCAGTGCGCAGCAGGTGCTCCTGCACTTGCTGGTATTCTCCAGCACTACCTGCAGCGGCCTTCATCCGGTCGGACATCTGCCCGTAGGCATCAACCTGCCGAATGATCCCGCCGATCAGGCCTGCGCCAGCCACCGCAGCGAAGGCGCCTCGCATCAGTACCCCGGCCTGCTGAGCCGCACCGCCAGCACGGTCGAACGCAGAGTCCACAGTGGCCAAGTTGCGGTCGATCGACTGAGATGTACGCGCGACCACTTGGTCCGCGCTGGCCAATTCCCGGCGTAGCTGCGCCGTGGTGGCCTCGATCTGGACCAGCATCCCCTGGATTTGTTGGTCGGCCATGCAAATCTCCAAGCACAAAAAGCCGCCCTGAGGCGGCGCTCTATCTACTGTTTGGGGCGTCCCCGCAGAAAGTTTTTCAACTTATCCGCGACGCTTTCACGCTTCTGGGGCGCTGCCTGAGGCTGCCCTTGGCCTAGACCGCGGCCGGTCCAATCGAGACGAGCATCGAGCGCAAGCATGATTTGCGGGATAGGGGTATGCCAGGCGGTGTCGGGCGGCCAGCCAAGCCAACCGGTGGCCACGCCGAATAAGTAGTCGACGTAGCTACCGTTCCTCACTGCGCTGTGCTGGCCGCCTCGCCCTTTCCCCGGGCGGCCACGCTTGGCGGCACGGGATTAAGCAGCGTGGTGATGAAGTCGGTAAGCTGGCCCGACACCTTGGCGACGCCGGTGTGGAACACCTCTGCAGCGATTGCCGGGTGCTGTTCAGGCGCCAGCGCAGCGCCAGCAACGACGATGTCAGCGCAAGACGCGATGCTCATCAGGCGCATCGCTTCTAGCGCGCCGCGCAAACCGCCGAAACGGGCTTCGATTCGCAGCGCCGCATCCAGCGTCGGCTTCAGGGTATAACTGCGAGCACCGATCACCAGGGTGACAGTGCCGTGCAAGGCTTCGCTCATTTGAATTCTCACTGAAGAAAGGCGAGACCCCGTTTGTTACGGGGCAGCCGGACCGGCCGGAATTTCCAGAATGTCGGTGTTGATGGCGAACGTCATGTTGCGACGCACGACGTTGTCGGCCGCGCCTGGGGCGACGGTGTTGTTCATTACCTTCACACCGAAGTAGAAGGTGGTCGGCAGAATTACCGGGGTAGCATCAGGATCACCATCATTCAGGGTGACCTTAACGTTGTAGTTACCCTTGGAGCGGTCTTTGTGAGCTACGGCGACCGCTTTCTGGCCAGCGTCGCCACTGTCCAGGCCGACGGTCATAGTCATGTTGCCGGCGTCAGCGGTGCCCTTGTATTTGCGCACCCGGCCGTCGCGCAACGCCGTGAAGTTAACAGCGCTGAAGGTATCGCCGAACTCCCCAAGGTCCTCGATCTCACCCACGTCGACGTAGGTGTCAGCCTTGTATTCGGTTTCGGTATCCGCAGCAGTTTTACCACCGATGGCAAGTCGGCAGCCGGCAGCTGTATTGAGGTTGTCTTCAGACATGGAGATGCCTCCAAGGCACATTGGATAAAAGCCGCGGCGCGGCCGGTGGTGAATTTAGTGAGTCGTGATCACGCGAACCGTGATTGAGCCTTGATAGGTCGCGCCGTCGGCATCGCGCTGGGCGTCGGCCTGCTCGACACGAACCGAAACAGCGCGACCGGTCGAAAGCGGTAGCCTGCGTTCGTCCAGGGCATTGATGATCTCGCCGTTGATGCGTTTGACCTCGACCTGGCCAATGGCGTCGGACCACACCGAGAGGTAGATCAGGCGCTGCTCGCGCTTGCGGCCTGCGATCGGGCGAATGTTCGCCGAGACCTCGCGATCAATGGAGACATACGGCTTCGGCGTGTTCATCGGCGCGCCGTCAAAAATGGGACAACTGACTTCAGCCATGAGCCGTGCGAAGAGTGCTTCCTGCAGCGCTACCGATGGATCAGCCATTTCCCACCCCTTGGCTTGCTTTGCGAAGCGTGCGAGTGACTGCCGCCTCGATCTCTGCCAGAACGAACTCCCGGTTGACCTGCATCGCAGGCCGAAGCCAGGGATGTGCTGGCCGGGCCGGAATGTCCGGATACTTACCGAAGAAGTTCGCGCCGTCGCTCTTGTTCTTCGTGTCCCGACGCCCTAGCCGATTCTTGCCCTTTAGCTGGGAGCGATCCCGATTCGTTGTGTGGCTACCCGATACGGCATCAGCATCGGTCCGATGGTAAACCTTGCCTGAGTAACCCTTGGTGCCGTACTCAAGGAAGCGCAGGTAGAAGTAGCGCTGGTTATTCAGCTTGCCGCGCAGACCCACCTCAGCATTCAGTCCGCTGGACGAGACAAACGCGGTGAGCGCTGCCGCGGCATCGCCCGTGTCCTTGGGCACCAGGTCCTTCATCGTTTGCAATACTCGATCTGCAGCCTTCTGCATTGCTGGCTTGAGCTCGTTGTCTACGTTCTTATGGATGTTGCGCAATAGACGCCGAAGCTTGAAGTCGCCGGACATCCTGGAGCGGCGAACGGCCATGAGTTACTCCTTGGCCGGCTCGACCTTGGCTGGCTTCACGTTCTTCTCTACGACTTCCTCGGCATAGCCGCGGACAATCAAGCCTTTGCCGATATCTGAAGGAACTTCAAACTCTTCGCCCTTCTCGCGATCACCAACGGCGCCCGAAAGGACACCCAGTGCACGAATTTTCATGTTGTTTTCCTCATGGGTTAGGAACAGTGGAGCAAAGGAGCCGCATCATGGATCGAATGTTGTCGATCAGCGGGGCTTGAACCTGATAAGTCACTCCTCGATGCGTCAGGCGCCAACCCGCGACAATGTCCATCCGGGGCCTGATACGGATTTCGGCGCTGATAATTGCCTCTATCTGCTCAGCGACAGGTGACACTCGGCCCGTCGGCAAGGTGATCTCTGCCCATACCTTGCCAGCTTCGACCCAAGTCTGGGTTGCCCCCCCAGAACTGTTCGGCTGCCGATGCGGCCTGGTTACTGTGCAGCGGTTTCTAAGGGGGCCTGCTCTCATATTCCCCACCCCACACGATGCGGCGTAAGAAGCGCGCGTGAACCCATGGGCATCTCAGTTGCGATGGTGCCGGTTACGACATCCTCACGGTTCGCGTAGAGATGACCAAGGTTCAGCAAGCAGGCCGCTTTAATGGAAGGATTGATTAGCATTGGTGAATCACCCGCCTCTCCTGCCGCGACAGCCTCTGCCATTGACTGCTCATCGGCGTAGAACCGACGATTCAGGTAATCCATTGCCTGCCCCTCCGCAGCTTCAACCAAAAGCTCCAGATACTCGTCATCGTCATCCGGATCGCGAAGGTGATGCCGAGCGATGGTCAAGCTGATAACCGGCATGCCTTACTCCTTCAGCGGCTCGAGAGCTGCCAGCTTCCGCTGCACCAGCTCTTCGGCATGCCGGCGCGGCACTGAATAAGCAGGACCGCCGCGGCGACGCAGCTCGCCCTCGTCCATGTAGGATCGCATCGGGTAAATTTGAACAACTACAGGGTTGGGATTGACCACAAGATCCTCTCCGCCCACAAGTTGATCGGAGTCTTTGCCGCCATCAGTTGCCACCAATCCGACCTGGCCGGCGCCTTCGCTGTCGTCGGCGCCAGTAACTGGGGCATTGGTGTCGGCAGCCTGGTTGGTCGCAGCCGCATCCGTTTCGAAGCTCGAGCTTGCCTGGCCTACTGGTAGGCCCTGTCCGGTGCTATCCGCCAGGCCTGGATCAGTTGCCGGGGGTCCGTCCTCGCCAGAATTCGGCAAAGCCGCAGGGTCAGGCGAAGGAGGCAGGCTGCCGCCCTCGGGCTGAACAGTAGTGGGCTCAGTAGGCGATACAGGATCTTTCACCTGTGCTGTGGATGCTGGTGTTTCCTGTTTACGTGCCATGGAAGTACTCCAGTCGGGCGTCATTCCTGACGCCCTTTGCCAAAGGGATTAGGGAGTGATCAGTGGACCAGTGACGAACGCCTCATCGCGATAGATGGCAAAGGCCAGACGCTCTTCAGCGCGGATCGTTGCCATGTTGTTTTCGAAGTCCTTGTCGTTCTCGGTCGAGATCAGCACTTCGATCTCCATGCGATCGAAGATCTGAGCGCCGAGTTTGAAGGCGCCGACCAGGAAGTCGTTCTGTGTCATGGCCTGGGTAGAAACCACTGGGCGATTCCAAAGTTTCGCGTTGGTGCCCTCCTGAGGCTGGCCGATGATGTAACGGCCCTCCCCGTCCTTGGTCAGCTCGATGGCCGCCCAGTCGATCGGGTTGAGCACGATGCCGTCGGATGGGAACTCGGCCAGTTCGGCCTGCAGCAACGCGAGACGGAGCCGGTCAATGCGCTGCTCGCCGACAACGGCAACACCGGCCGGTGCCGCGTATAGCTGAGCCACGGTCATGAGGCCCTGCAGGTTTGCACCAGTGCCGCTGCCGTAAAGCAACTGCGCTTCTTCCGCCATGGTCAGACCGTAACGCGCGCGACCGTCGATGTAGCTCTGCAACGCCTTCGCGTCATCGAGCATCTGGCGGCTTGCTTTGAAGAGGTGGGCGATGGTGCGGACGTTGGCCGTTGCCAGAGCGAAAGTGAGATCGGAGTACGGCTTGGCGGTGTTTTCCGCGACGGGACGCGCACTGTTGGTGAAACCGGTCTCGCGGATATACTCGATCGAGTTCGATTCGGTGGAACCCGGCGCGACCAGGTCGCGGATGGTCAGCCGGCGTTGCGGCGGAGCAATGATCCCCGGCAAGCGCTGAGTCTGCACCAGGTCACCGCCAGTAGCGGTGGTGATGGCAGCCCGCGGTACTGAGACGCGACGCGAGCCACGGAAGGATGAGTTCATTTCTTGCATTTCTTCGCTCTCGATCACGAGAGCACCAACCGATTTCTGCGGCTCCTCCTGGTGACTACGATCCCGGTTTGCATTGACGAGCTTCTGCTCCGCCTCGCCCAGGCGTGCGCTGATTTCGCCCTGCTTGGTCAGCAGTTCATCCACCTTGGCGCGGGTTTCGGTGTTCATCTCACCCGAGGCCTTGATCTGTTTTTCGACCGCCTCGGCCTGGCTTTTAATTTGGTCACCAATACCCTTGAGGCTGGCGTTGAGTTCCTTGACTTGGGATTCGAAGTCCATGGTCAGTTTCCTTTCAAAGAATTGAGGAGGTTGGTTGCCGCGCTCAGAGAGGCGGAGAGGTCTGGCGCGACAGCGCTGGGCTTGTCGGTCGGGGCAGCGATATGCGTACCCCCGCCGGTAGCGCGAGGCATGCCGGACTTAAAACTGGCGAACAGTTCACGGCGCTCGGAGCGAGGCATGCCAGCCTTGGCCAGGGCTACATCCATGGCCTTGAGCGCATTGTTCTGGGCGGCTTCTTCAGTTTCCCGCTCGGTGATCTCAGTGGACGACAACAGTCCTGTAGCCAGGCCAAGCTCCAGGGCACGCTTGCCGCGGATGTAGGTTTCGTCGTCCATCAGTTCGGCCATATCCTCCGCTGGCTGCCCGCTTGTCTCGGCATAGAGATCGGCCATCGCGGCATCGAACTCCTCCATGTCGTCGGCGATGCTTCGAAGGTAGTTGCGATTACCGGCGAGCCAGGTCCAGCAGTTGTGGATCATCAGGAAGGCGCTGCTGGCTACCTCTCGCTTAGCGCCCGCGAGGAAGACAATCGAAGCAGCGCTGGCCGCCATGCCGAGCACCTTAGTGGTGACTTCGTGACTGTGCTCTTGGAGGCGGTTGTAGATGGCGATGCCTTCAAACATGTCGCCGCCCGGCGAGTTGATGTAGACGGTGACGTCCCGCTCACCGATGGCACGCAGTGCGGCATCGATCCGCTTTAGCGTTACACCCTCGCCGTACCAGTCCTCGCCGATCACGCCGTACACGGTGATGGTGTCGGAGGTGCTCTCGACGGCCGCCTGAATCGCAGGGTTCCATTTATCGAGCGCGCGCGGGCTCATCTCGCTGCGCAGGCCGCGAGACTGGATCTTGTGTTTCATGAGTTATTCCCCGGAGTTGCTTTGGAGCCAGTTCATCAGTGCCGCGCGTGCGGCCTGGCCATCGGTCTGCTGGCCGAGTTGGTCCAGCGGTACCAGGTTCGATTGCACGGTGAGGATGTCGCCGCCGGGCATGCTCGGTAGGTTTTCCTTACGCCGCCCTTCGTTGCGCGTCATGAGGCCGTTTTGACTCATGGTGCTGAGATAGGCTGCACGGCCAGCACTGTCAGCACGGAGGAAGGCCTCCAACGAAAACTCCGAGTAGTGCTTGATGCGATCAACCGCTGTCATGCAGTGCTTATTCACGCACTGCTCGATGGGCGCCGTGTAAGACATGATGCAGTAGGTCAGGAACGCGATCTGCTGCTGTTCCAGGCCTGTGCCCCAGTTGCTCCCTTTGTCGGTCTTCATGACCATCCAAGGAGGTACACCAAACCAGCGGCAGATTTCCTCAATGCTGTGGCCGCGGGACTCGAGCAACTGTGCATCGGCCGGGTTGATACCGATCATCTCGGGCTTGACGCCTTGCTCGAGTACCGGGCTTTTGCCCGCATTGAGCGCGCCGGAAATGGTCGTGACGTATTCGCGAAACTCGGCACGCTGCGTGGGATTCAGCGTCTTGTCCACTGAGAAGGCCACAGTAGGCATCATGCCGTTTTTGAAAGTGGTATTGGCCGCATCATCCGCTGACTTCGCTGAGCCGAATACATCTGCGCCGTAGCGAATGGCCGACAACCCCACTCTCCCGTCGAGGGTGAAGGCCGGAATATGCAGCATGTCTTCTCGGGCGATCTCCCGACGGCCGCCCTTGCGCGGCCGGAAGAAGTAGCGCAGCCGACCATCGTCGTCCGTCTCCAGATCAACTCGCGCCGGTATCAGAAAGTCCAGCGCGATCACTCTCCCCGCAGCGCGATGAATTTCGCAGTAGGCATTACCCCATAGCAGCATCGAGGCCACAACCGCCTGCCAGAAATGGAAGGCCGCCATGTCCTCGTTGGGGCTGTTGTGCACCACGTCGTAGAGGGGAAAGTCACGCGCCGTCTCGCGCCCTCCGTCTGGAAGGCGTCGATAGATGCTGAGCGGCAGGCCAGCAACCGAGGTTGAGATGATGCGCACGCACGCCCACACCGCGGACAAGCGCATGGCCTTGTCCACCGTAACCGATTTACCGCTGCTCGATTGGGCGCCAAGAAAAGCGCTCCAGAATCCGCCATCGGATAGTCGAATCGTCTTGCCGAGCCAACTGCTCATGCTGGCCGAAGGCTTGGCAACGGCAGCGCCCAGCGCCTGGGAGAGGGATTTACTCACTGCTCAACCCCCGCCGAATGAATGCTGCAATGCTGAACATACTGATCGAGCCTGCCAATAACGCCCAGCCGGTACCGGCCAACATCCAGACACCAGCGCAGGCCAGGCCGAACGCAACCAGCGCGCAGATGATGAAGTAGTGAAATGCGTTCATGCGATCAATGGGTCTCGAATGCCGGCCATGAAGTTTTCCATGCCGCCCTGCCCTTCGGGATTGAGGGCCATCAGCGTCACGGCGTTGAACAGCGCCATCAGCGGGTCGATCTTTGCCGAGCCGCTTGCCTGCTTGGTGATCAGTATCGAGTTGCCCCGGGGTTCGACTTTGGCGTTGCCGCAGCACCAAGCCATCATTGGCTGCCCACCATGGAGCAACGTGCCTTCTGCCAACTTGCGCTCAGCCGTCTTGATCGCCCCTCCCAGTCTCCAGCCCTGAGAAATGCCGTCGATTTTTCCCCGTGGGATGCCGACTGCCTCCAGCGCATCGAGGATCGCGCCGACGCCGGCCGGGTCCAAGCCGACCTTATCCAGCAAGCCGGCCTGCTCCACCTGAGCCACCAGTTGAGCGACTTCTTCGATGTCATCGCCGATACGCTCAACCAGGGTCAGGTGACCATCCTTGGCAAAGTCTCTAATCCGCGGGGCTTCGGCCTTGCGCCGCTCGAGCACTGAGGGGTGCGCCCAGGCATGGGTCCAGGTCAGCCACCGCCGAGTTCTGCGTTCGCGGCCTACGGCAGCCAGGCCCAGCAAGTCATCCAACCCGCCGCCGTCAACACCGATATCGATCACCTCGCAGCGATCAATCAGATCCTCCAGCGTGCGGCACAACTCGGAAGCTTGAACCTCCCAGAAATCAGCGCCCGCCCAACGATCCGAAAGCAGCGCCAACCCAATCTCAACGTTAAGGTGCTTAGCCAGGAAGCCGCGGAACGACTCCTCACCGTCCAGTTGAGCCTGGGCATACCCGCGCTCGATGAACGGCTCATCGACCGACAGTCCTAGATTCGGGTTGGTGATATAGGCGTTGGAGAAGTCCCGGTGTGCACCCGCATCGAGCATGGCTTTCGGAAACTCGTATAACACCGGCAGGAACGACTTATCGACGATTTCACCATCCCGCACCTTGCGGGCGTACATCAGCTTCTGCCGGAACACGCCGGCCGGCGGTGCGTCGGACTGGGTGGTGGCCCAAATGATGAAGCCCTCGGGGCGTGATGCCAGTCCACCGGTTGCCTCGCGCAGCATCGCTTCGGCGTTCGCGCGCTTGCCGAACACCCATAGTTCATCGACGAACACGCCGATGGCCTTCTTGCCTGAAACCGTCTCACTGTCAGCCGCCACCACCTTGAGCGTTGCATTGGTCTGCCGGTGGGTCACGGTGCGCAGATGGTCCTGCACCTTGAGCAAGGCGTCGAGCTCCTCGTCCGCCCGCACCATGTCACGGATCGGGATGTAGGAGTTGTCAGCGATCTCCTTGGTCGGCGCCAGGATGATGAATTCACCCGAAGGCCGCCAGTTGAGGATCAGTGCAGTGAGCATGATCCCGGCAGCGATCGTAGATTTGCCATTCTTTTTGCTGATCAGCAGCATAAACTCGCTGACCAGGCGCCGGCCGTCGTCGGGATCGTAGGCCCCGAATATGGCTGCGACGAACTGGTTAACCCAGTCCCGTACCGTCTCGCACATCAGCGGGCTGCCGGTGGCATCGACCATCCGGAGCGCGCCGAACACGTCGAGGGCTTCCTCGGCCTCGGACGGGAACAACGGCTTGAAGGGGATCAGGCTCTGGCGCGCAACAATGCGCTGCTCCCAGTCGGGGCATGCAGTTGTCCACTCCATTATTTAACCGACCTGAGCGGCCCGCGCCGGGCACCAAATTTACCGGTGGCTGCCTCTGCGGCCTTCTCTTTGGCCTGGTCCTTCTTGCCACTTTCCCCTTTGCGGGGATGCACGAAGGGCATCAGAGCCTTGGCTGCATCAACACGCAGTTTCTGCTCAGCCCCCAGATCGTTCATCACCGACAGCAGGAAGTCCTTCGGGTCGCGGTGAAGCAACGCCTGCATTAGGTCGAAGCTGGGAGGCTCAGGCTCGGCTTGGTCATCAGCGGATGGGGCCGGCTCAGGCGATTGTTCGGCCTGCTCGGAGTGCTTTGAGACGGAACCAGTTTTAACACCTGCTTTAACACCGCCTTTAACATCTGGAGGCATCAGGCCCAGGGCGCGAAGCTTGGCCAGCTCAGCCGCCACGTCCTTGTCTTTTACCAGCCGAGACCCCGCCGCAGACGCGGTCTTCTCCGAATATCCAGCTGCCACAGCTGCGTCCCGATTGGACGCACCTTCCCTCAGCGCTGCGATGAATGCGCGCTTGCGGGATGTTAAAGCCATTTAACAAAAATCCTGTGGGGGAAAAAAATCTGTGCGTGGGGTCGAGGGCGGTCTAGCTAGATGAGAATCCCTAGCTTTTGACCCCCTACCCCTTTAGAGGCACGTCACTGGCGTGCCTCTAGGTCGTCGCGCTGAGCTTCGGCAATCCGCTGGCGTGTCAGCTACCCAGCCCCGCCGCCTCCTCGGCCTGCTTGACGGAGTCGTGACAGGGCTTGCAGAGGCTCTGCCAGTTGGCCTGATCCCAGAAGAGAACCATGTCTCCACGGTGAGCAACGATGTGGTCGACAACCCTGGCGGCAGTTGTGCGGCCGTTCCGCTCGCAGTAGACGCATAGCGGGTTGTCGCGCAGGTACTTCTCTCGTGCCTTCTGCCATCGGTAGTCGTAGCCGCGCTGGGTGCTGGTCATGCCGCTCCGCCAACTACCTGGAGCCACCACCTTGACTCGTGAGCCTGCGCACTCCTTGATGCGAGAGCCGAGCGTCTTGAGCCTGGCCATCAGTGCGCCTCAACCTTCAGGCCGCGACCGACCCAGTAGGCAACCCGACCTGGGTTCGGCTCGCGCCCTGTGACATGCGCCATTGCCAGCACGCCAGCCAGGTAGTACTTCAACCACCAGCGATGGCGGCAAACGATCGTTGCATACACCCTAGCCATGTCGGTGCTCCTCATCTCTTGTACCAAGTCATCTGATAGCACCGTGCATCAGGCGGCACCTCGGCGATCGGCCAGCGCAGGCAGTCCATGTGCTTGCGCTCCGGCCGGTTGCGGCTCACCCGGAGCATCTGGACGAGGTACGCAGACCCAGCAGCAGTGGTGATGTAGTCACCGACCGCGATGCCATCGGCGCCGTCTACGTACAATTTGCAGGGTGTGTACGGTGCGTGAGCCCTGGCCATCACTCACGCTTCCCGCCGCATGCCGACCTGAGCGGCGATATCGGCAGCGCGCTCACGTACCTCCAGAACTTGGCCTTCGAACGTGTGGACGATGGCGCAGATGCCGTGCCACTGCGAACTGGTGCCGGCCTCCTGAACGCGAGCAATCGCGCTCGGGGCCAAGTAGTGCTGACGGCGGTTGATGTCTGTCAGGGTGATCATTGCGTGCTTTCCAATTGAGCGCGATTCAACGCCTCGCCAGCCTTGTCGGCTGCCTGAGTCGCGGTGGTGGCAGCCTTCGACGCCTTAGTCGCGGCACTTTCGGCCTTGCTGGTCAAGTCGTCCAAGCGCTTGTCACGCTCAGTCATAGCTGCGTCGTAGGCCTTCCGGATCTCATCGACCTGGTGCGACTGGTTGCTGGCCATCGACCAATAGGCAGACTGCCAGCCCAGCACCGCACCGCCTGCCATGAGCAGAGCAGCGATAACCCAGACCTCAGCACGACGCCACCAGCGCCGAGCGATGAATTCAAGTGCGCATTTATCCATCAGTTGGCACCTCCAAGCTGGGCGCGGAGCCGCGAGATCTCCTCGCTCTGCGTCGTGACTTTCTCAGTCAGCTGCTCGACCTGCCTGGTCAGCGCGAGGATGTTGCCCTCAAGGCGCCCGACCGAGATCGCCAGATCGTTACGCTCCTTAGCGAACTGATCAGCCCGGGCTTCTGCCAGCTTGCGAGCTTCGCGCTCGGAGTCGAGGAGTTCGTTAAGACGGCGGACGGTGCCAATGTCGGCGTTGTCCATGGCTCGGTCCGTGGCATCCTTCGAAAGGAACTTCCGCAACCACAGAAAGCCGCCCAGCAGTACTGTGCCCGTGCCACCCAGCCAGGTGGCTGTGCCTGGGCCGAGGTCGGTTGGGTCCATTAAACTCTCCTGAGGAAAACCCGTTGATGACGGGTAATGGCTTCATGCTATCGTCCGGGCTCCTACAGCTGAACGACGGTGAAACCATGGGAAATTTTGCTATCACTTTCCGGTTCAAATCAGACTCGACGTACCAGTCTCGCTACGATTCATTCGTCAAAAAGGTCCACGAGATCGCGACCACCCACCCTTGGGCCGAAACCTCTTCGTTCTATGCCCTTGAAGCAAACGAAACTGCAGATAGTTTGTGCACCCGTCTCTACCTGGAGTCGGAGTTCGACGCGACAAAGGATCTTCTGCTAGTTATCGATACCAAGAACCAAGTCAAAGCCACTAAGGGCAAAGTAGAGTACCCAACGCTGCTAAAGACTGGCCTAGGCTTCTAGCCTGAGAACCTTATCCTCGAGGTGGGAAACCCGAGCCTCGTAACGCGACAGGGTTTCCCGATTCAATCGAAGCGCCTCAGCTAGGTCCTTCTCTCGGGCGACTGCTTCGGCGTGAAGACCAATCACCTCGGCAAGCTTCGATTCTTGTGCTATGACCGCTTCTACAGCTTGGCGGTAATCACTCTTCATACTTATCTCCTTTGGGGAGCGTAGGTTCAGCCCCAACAGCACTCCCAGCTCGGGGTGATGGGCGTGTGGAGCCGAAAAGGAAAAAGCCCCAGCGGGTGCCGATGCTTGGAATTAGTGCGGAGGGCCGGTGCTTCCCGGCTTATTGGTCTGGCTCGCTGGGTCACGTACCCCAGACTCTCATCGCGTAGCCGATCAGGGAGCGCACGGCTTTGATCGACGCCACTACCGACTTAGCCCAGCTGCCTGGGTGGGTCATCCGCAGAAGCGAAAAACCCCGACACAATGGTCAGGGTTCGTCTGTGTCGCGTTGCTTGCAAGCTGGACACGCTGCTATCAAAACAGGTGTTTATCCGCGCGGAAAGCTTTTTATGCAGCCTCCCGCAATTGCTCCATAGCGCAATCGATCCAGGCCACGCCAGTGTTGATCAGCTCGCGGGCTTTGGCTTCACCCATATTGTGCTCGCGGGCGATCCGTAGCGCCGGCCACTTGGCACCGAAGTACAGCCAGACGAAACCGCCCATCTGCTGATTGCGTTTGTTCAGCCTGGCGACTGCGCCGTCCACCGCCAGAGCGAGGTCGTCCGTGATCACGTACTGCTTGAGCCCCCCTTCCGCAGGGGCATGCTCCCTCATGAGCGCATAGAGTGGGCATACGTACCGAGGCACGCCCATGCCATCCATGCGCCACCACCCCCACTGTTCCAGCATGTATGCAGTGTCACCCAAGGCCTTATTGACATAGGTTCGTTTTTTCATGTGTGCCTCAATCCCCGGTGTGATTAATGCCGCCGGCGCCCAGCCGGTTGCCTTCCTGATAAAGCGCCTCCGGCCCGCTGGCCCGAGGGTGTTTCAACTCGTTGATGCGTCGCTGCGCAGCCTGCAAGCGAAGACTCAGTTGCGTGACCAGCTCTTCCAATGGCAAAGCCTCACCGGTCACTGCTGCTACCCAGCCAGAGGCGTTGCATTGCACACAGGCCATCTGGTGGAACACGCCCTGGATAACAGCTTTACCTTTACAGGCCGGGCACTGAGCCAGCTCGATCACTTCCTTCTTGAAGGCTGGGCCGTGCCTCTTCATCAGCCGACCACCTTCAGCCCTTGTTCCCGCAGCGACTTCTCAACCACCTCGCGAGCCCAATCCCCATCCGGGTCGCCCATCTGGACAGGAAACGGATTAGTGATACGCAGCGTTTCGCGAGAGGCCTGCCAAGCTTCCCAGCGAGCGATGTATCGGGCAGCCCGATCACCGGAGCAGCAGCCGGAACAGTCCAGAATGTAATCGCCCGCCGGGCCAACCTCTGGCTCCCAGCGCATACCGCTCGGGACTGGATAGCGCTCCTCGAACTGGGCGCGGATTTTGTCTCTGTTCTTCATTTTGAATCCTCGCTAGTTACAAATGCGCTAAGGTCGCTCAACGCCTTGCCAGCTACGGGCTGTGGCGAATTCTGCGGAATTTCAAATAAGGCCTCTGTAAGGCGGTGAATGGACTTGAAACCGATCTGATCCAGCCAGCCATGCCACTTCTCCAGGGCCAACTTGCGCTGCTGCATGGCTTGGGTATGGATGTAGGTACTAGCGATCTTGCCGAGCGTGTGATTCAGCAGCATCTCGCCGATGTGACCGTCGATGCCGAGATCAGTCCATGTGCTGCGGGATACCTTGCGCAGGTCGTGACTGGTCCACTCGCCCTGCCCCAGCCGGGTGAACACGGCACTGGCCTGGGTCTCGCTCAACGAGAAGCCGCGACGGTTCGGGAACAGGTAGGCGCCCGCGTACCCTTGGGCTTGTTGGATAGCGCGGTACCGGACCAGCAGCGCCTTGAGCTGGTCGGTCAGTGGCAGGCGGTGCTCGGTACGGGTCTTGGTGTTGGCCGCTGGGATGAACCACTCGGCTGCTGCAAGGGAGATATCGCTCCAGCGCGCCATGCGGGTCTCGCCGATCCGGGTACCGTGGGCCAGCATCATCAGGGCCAGCATGGCGTCACCTGGGTTCGTCTTGAAAGCCTCGGCCAATTGCTGCATCAGCTTGGGTAATTGCACGTCACGCAGACGCGCCGCCTTCGGCAGAATCTTGGCCTTGGTGAAGTCGCTGAAGCGCATCCCGGCCATCGGGTTGCTGTCGATCAGACCCAACTGCAGCGCCTGGCGGAAGCTGGTTAGCAGCAGCGCAAACATCTGCCGCAGGTACGACAGCGACACCACGGCCTGACAAGGCCACATCAGGCACTTGTCCAGCGACTCACCATTCACCTCTGTCAGGGCCAGGTTATCCAAGCGCGGCTTCAGGTGCTGGGCGACAGCAGAGCGAGCACCGGCCTTGCGCTTCGCGGACAGCGAGCGGTCGCGGGCGATGCGATCACCGTACCAGTCCAGCAACTGGCCCACGGTGGTCATGCCAGAGGCAACCGGCACGGTCGCTGGGTCGCGCATCAGGCGCTGGCGCAGCGCAGGCAACTCGGCCAACACTTCCATCACGCCCAGCTCCGGCCAGCGCGCAATCGGTACCCAGTGCTTGCCGCGCACCAGATGCCAGGTGCCACGGTGCCGGGAGCTCCAGAACCGCAGGTACAGGCCCGGGTGGCGCGGGTCGCGCAGATCACGCACAGAGACATCGGAGGCCTGACGGCGCACCTCAGCCTCGCTCAACTTCACAACCCGAGTTGCACTCATGCCGCCACCTTGGTCTGTGGCAGCAGCAGGTAGGCGCGGAACGCCTCAACTGCGTCGATGGAGCCGCGGCACACGATGGCCAGGTAGCCCTGCCCCAGCAGCGCCTGAAGGCAAGCGTCTTGGCTGGCCGACACCGGTGCGTCGAACGGCGGCTTGGCCTTGAATTCGATGTACAGACCAAAGTACCCGCCACGGGCCATGGGCAGCACCAGGTCAGGGATGCCGGCCTTAACGCCTTGGGCCTTGAGCTTCGCGGCTACCGCCTTCACCCGGTGCCCACCGTTCGGGACGTGGTAGATCAGCTTTGCGGCGGCCGGGAAGCGCAATGCGAGCTCAGCCATCAATGCGGCCTGCTCCTGCCCTTCGCGATCGATAGGCTTCTTGCGCTGCGGCTTGGCTGCGAACAGCTTTGGTTTGGCAGCTTTCAACATGCAGCAACCACCCCCTCACTGATCAGCTTGGCCTGGGTACGCATGACGCCCTCGGCGTGGTGCTGGCGGGCATCGGCGCGACTGATAAGTTGGTTCCGGCCATCACAAGCGTCATGGCAGGCGCTGCACGCCCAAGCGCCCTGCAGGTCATTGGGTTTCATGCCAACGCCGCAGGTGCCGGACATCCGGTAATGGGCCAGCACGGTGGTTTCGGGGTTGCCGTTGCAAACGCCCGGGATACGCACCTGGCATTCCCGACCGCGCGCGGCTTTGGTCAACTTGGATTGCCTCATGAGCGATCGTCCTTGTGCAGATCAACAACGGTGAAGGTGGCAGGCCACATGCGCACGCCATGGATACGCGCTGATTCTTCATCGCGGTACAGGCCAACCGGTGGATGGGGCTGACTGGTGAGATCCAGCAGGTGCCCGCAGGCATACAGGGCCCAGCGGTATTCGGTTAGGACGGGCGCAGCCAACATCGGATCAGTCATGCTCGAGCTCCCACCCCAAAGCGAGCCAGCAGTGCGCGGCGGGCATCCTGGCCATTTGCAGGAATAGCCTGGCGGGCCATGATTTGCTGCTGGCGCCAGTGGCCATGCTCGTCGGCCAACTCAACTTCGGACTTCTGCCCGTCGTGCCCGATGCCAATAGCGATGTCTTCCAGCGGCAGGCCAGCCACCAACTGTCGGATGGTGATGTCGTAGGCCCGATCGAATACTTCGCAGGCCTTTTCGGGGGGCAAATCGCCCAGGTTATGCAACTCGCACTGCAGGGCAGCGTGGCGAATCGCGGGATGGGACCATGAACGGCCACCGAACCGGCTCGGGTGAGCATTCTCCAGCGCCTCCCGGAAAGCTTTGTTGTGGGACGGAATGCCGAGCATCTCGGGGGTTGGCTGGCACAGCTTGATGAACTTGCCGACGCTGGGTGCGAAGTCAGTGCCAAGGGATCTGCAGCGCTCAACGCCGAAACGGATTTGCTCCAGCCGGTTGATTCCCTCGGCGATGAAGGCCTTGATCCAGCTGCGCTTGGCGGCCCGAAGTGATTCGGTATCCGGCCAGGCCTGCTTCCAAGCAGGAAAAATGGCCTGCAGCTCTTTAAACAGGGCATTCACAACCTCAACCGAGCCAGGAGGCAGAGCTTTTGGCGTCAAGGGAGGTGCAGGCGCCTGATGCGCCATCACTGCTCCTCGCAGATCGCTGGTGGCGCCAGCCACTTTGAGCAACTGTGCGGCGCTCTGCGGCGGTTTTGGCTTGGCGCTCACAAGACACCTCCCAAGTCATTCGCCCAAGTGGTGTCGTCGAAGTCGGGGGCGGTTCCACCGGCCGTACGCCCGGGAAACGGAGTGACATTGGAGGCAGCAGCCCGGTTCTTGTCGTTGAGCACCCACTTGACGAGCATCTGGACCCATTCAGCCTGAGTATTCACTTGTCCGCGGGGCTCATAGTGAGCAGTGAACGCGCGGCGAGCCTCCTCGGTAATCAAGGTCAGTGCTACCCCGCTGTGCACCGCATAGGTCTTCAGAAGCTTCTGGTCCGGCACCCAATCCAGGGTCATTTCGCTGGGCATGCGAGGGTCGACAGGCTCGTGCGCAGAGAGAGGTTCTTTATTCTTCTCTACATCTTCTTTAGGTAACGCATCGCTAACGTTCTTAGCGTTACCTTTGGCGTTAGCTGACTTGTGATTTGCCACCCGCTTGGCCGTGAGAAGCCGATTCTTGGCGGTCTTGCCGTTATGGCGTTCAAAATGAGGGAGACTGATCAGCCCCTCGGATTCGTCCATCCAGCCGACCGACTTCATGTGCTCGCAGAAGCCGGTAACACCAACCAAACGATCAAGTAACTTTTTACTAACGCTCGGAGCGTTACCTTTTTCGGTTTGCTGATCGAACCAGCCCCAAACCCGCATCAACTTTCCAATCACAGCATCGAGGTCAATATCCGCAAGGTCCGCGATTTGACAGACCTCGGGCTTGTCCAGGGTGGTCAGCTCAAACTTGATCCAATCGCCAGCCATTACACATCCTCCCGCAAAAGCTCTGCCAAGCGGCTGAGGCCTTTTGGTGTAACCAGCACATCAAAAGCAGCACGCTCGACCCCAGTCTCTACGTCCGGCTTGAGCGCTGTGACCTTGTGCTTCATCAGCCCATCGGCGATACGCGGCTGGTAGGCGATCCAGCGACGGGAGCCCTTGCGACGGAATATCCAGCGGTGCTCCGCCAGCCAATCGAACAGCCTGGATGGTGATAGCTGCAGGTGCTTGGCGGCATCGGTGATGCAGATCGCCCCACTAGCAGCGGCCAAGCGCTTGATAGCGGCGACCTTCGGGGCTTGGTGCTCAATTACTTGCTGTAGTTGCTGGTTCTTCTCGACCTGCTCAGCTGCCAAACGAAGGGCATCCGCGAAGGTGGTCGGCACCTGGAGGTGAGCAACCACCCTGCCCTCCAGTTCCTGCCAGCGATCGATTACTCGGGCGCGGTGCTCATCGCTGTAACCCGCGACCACAAGGTGTGTGTCGCGCTCGATCAGGTCATAGACTTCAATTGGGCGACCGCCAGTAGCCTCGCGGCGAGTTTTACGAGGAGATCGTAAAAGCCCTTTTTCGAAAAGCCGATCAATAGTGGTGACAACGTCGTTGTGGCGAGCCTCCACCAAGTCGGCGATCTCGCGCGACGACATGACCTGACGCGTCAGATTTGAACCATTGGCAAAACCTGACGCGGGAGGATGGGTGTTGCCTGTATCGAGTGCGGGATGCATAATCCACCTCGTTGATTGTTTTGAAGAAGCCGGTCTAGCCACCGGCTTTTTTGTGCCTGCGATTCAGGCGTGCTGGTAATTGGTGCCAGGTGCATCCGTGATACCGTTTTGATTCCACTCGAAACGTTGGTCACGGAGACCCGACATATGAAAATCGATAGAGCTCTTCAGAAAAAAATTCTTGAGCACCTGCGGGAGGTGTACCCGCGGGAGTCGAGCTCGGTTACAAAAATCGATGACCCAAGCCAAACCCTCGGAAATCTTTATTACCTTCGCGAGCTGGGTCTGATAGACATAGCGGCCAGCGACTACGTGAATGGAACAAAGAAGATTCACCATGCGACCATCACGGCCAAAGGCATCGACTTCCTTGAAGATGATGGCGGTGTGGGCGCAATCCTCGGCACGTTGACGGTCAAGCTTCATGAGGACACCCTCCGTCAGCTAATAGAGGCCAAGGTCCAGTCCGCGAGCCTTCCTGAGGAGCAAAAGAGCAGTCTCCTGAAAGCTCTCCGAGAAGCTCCTGGCGACGCCATAAAACAGCTGACAACGAAACTAGTGGAGGCAGGTCTGGACCATGGCTCGAAAGTAGGTCCACTGCTGCAAACGTGGATACAGAACGCCCTAGCCTGACTTCGTCCACTTGCTCTTGACGCTCCAAGAGCAGCACCGCTATCACCCCTGCCGGCCCCCAAATTTCCACGCAAAAAGCTGGCAGGGTGCTTTCGGCTTGAATGAAAATTTCAGTTGAACATGCCGACCTCCGGCCTTGTATGAGCAACGCAGTGTTGGGTTTCAAGAGGTCCATTTGCTCATTCCTACTGGTTAAATTCACAGCTACTTCGGCTCACTACTGGCGCAATGCCAGGAGCTGCAAAATGGGCTTAATCGGATCAAGGGATTTTCTGATCGACCCGGAAGCGCCCTCCGGAAAGCACTTGGATCTGATACTGGCGAGACTGGGGAACAAGCTCCCCCCACATGGTTACTGCACTGGGCTGGATACCTAGGGCCTTCGCCAGCTTCTTCTTGCTACCGAAAAAATCGGCTACTTCACGCGTTTTCATTGCGCATCCTCATTCGTGCGTACGCCAATTTCAGCATGCTTAAGTTTAAGCGTCAACGAAACACGAAGACAACTGCATACTTAAATTCAGTTAACTTAATATCGGTGCCATGGAAAGACATGAGCGAATAGCCAAAGCCATCGCGGCCAGCGGCAAGAAAAAAGGCGAGATTGCGGCCGAATGCGGTGTTGCAAACTCAGCTGTTACTCAGTGGATCTCAGGTGAAAGCAAAAGCCTCAGACCAGAGAATCTGTATGCCCTGGCGAAGTCCACGGGCTTCCGCGCCGAATGGCTTGCTATCGGCGAAGGACCTGAAACTGATAGCCCCGAACCGAGTAACGTCGCTCCGGCAATGCAGCCGAAGATGTCCTACCGCTATCCAGTCATAAGCTGGGTCGCTGCGGGCGCGTGGGCTGAGGCTGTCGAGCCCTTCCCACCTGGTTTCTCTGACCGTTACGAGATATCAGACTACAACTCGAAAGGAGTTGCTTTCTGGCTGGAGGTCAAAGGCGATTCTATGACTTCCCCTGTAGGCACGAGCATCACCGAAGGGATGATGATCTTGGTCGACACCGAGGCAGAAGCGATCTCTGGAAAGCTCGTTGTCGCAAAGCTTTCTGATAGCAACGAGGCCACATTCAAAAAACTGGTCGAGGATGGCGGGCGCCGGTTCCTCAAGCCACTGAATCCGGCTTATCCGGTGGAGATGTGCGCGGAAAATTGTCGCATCGTAGGCGTAGTTGTTCGTGCAATGATGAAGCTCTGACACAGTATCAGCCCACATAAGCCCGGTCTTCCGGGCTTTTTTACGCCTTGAGCTTGCTCGCCGTGATCGAAAAATTTACCCGACAAGCAACTTTACACATTCGCACCCATTGCAAAGCTCCTCGGATTGGAATAACTGTATGCATATACAGTAAAAGGAGTTTTCCCACATGCAACCCCTCGCCTTCTCACAAACACCTGGATCTTCCTTCGAGCGCCTTGGCCAGAGAGTGCAGCGCCTGATCTGCTCACCCCACGTACAGAAGGTCCAGCTGATTGAAGTGCTGCCTGAGCCATCAGAAGCCCCCGGTGACTGGGATCGATTGATCGAGGAGCTCGAGGGGACACATGGAATTCACGTGGAGCGCTTAGAGACTGGCGCAATTCGCATAGGTTGGCACGAGTACACCGACCCAGTCTGAAGGAGAGCCCGCCATCGAGCGGGCTTTTTTACGCCGTCCAAATTCAGCAATCTGAAATAATTCGTTCAGCATGCTTGACTCAATAATTTCAGTTTGCTTAAATTTGTCTCAACGCCGGATCACCACCGGCCAGCAACGAAAGCACCACCGCTCTTTACACAACTCAACCGATTCAAGCTTCTGCCGGGAAAGGCGTTAGCGAATCCACATAGCCATGCGGCTCCCTGGGATTGGCCGAATCGACCTCGGTAAGCGGGAGCGGTAACACCACGAATATTTGAATTAGCGCCCTGAGCTTCGGCATTGAGGGGCGCCGGACCTCATGCACCCTGCCCCAATCACTCGGGCATTCAGAGCTGTAGCGTGCATGTTGTAAGGACCTGTGATCCATGGCGAACAGATGCTGATTGCCGCCATGAGGAGGAAGCTCGAAGCCCACACCGAAGACGAACGGCCAGCCCTGCAATCAGCGGCGGGTAGCTGGTCAACACCGCTGACGCAATACCCCGGCCTGACGCCAGTAGCGAGGCCGGGAGCAGTACGGAAAGCATCACTGAAGTACCTGGAGACGGGTGCTTTGGGATGCGGACGAGCACACACCGCGCAAGCGGCCCCCTGCATCAACCCAGCAATAGAGCATCACTTCTGCCCATTCACTGAGTGGGCAGCGGGATGACAACCAAGGAGTAGGACCATGTTGATACTCACCCGCCGCGTCGGCGAAACCATTCGCATCAATGACGACATCAGCGTGACCGTGCTGGGCGTTAAAGGTAGCCAGGTACGGATCGGGGTTAATGCCCCGGAGCAGGTAGCCGTCCACCGCGAAGAGATCTATCAGCGGATTCAGGATGAAAAGCAGGCAGCGGACGCTGCCTGACGATTTCACTGGCTGGCCTTGGTGACAGGGCCAGACGGGAAATCACCCGATCAAGCACGGAGCACCACATGAGCGAGCAAACCCTTCAAGCACTCCTAGCCGAGCGCGTAAGCGCATACGCCCAATCCGATCGCCCTCGCGAGCTGATCGATGAAGGTATCGATAAGCTGTTCAAAGAAGTTGTGAATGATGCCTTCCGCTCCTACGGCGACTTCGGGGGTGCTATCAAGGAAGCCGTAAAAGCCGCGCTGCCGGCCAACGTGTCCGACGTGTTCGAACTGCAGCGCTATAACGCTTTGGTCGCCAACGCGCTTCGCGAGCGCTGGGAGGCAGCAGCCCTGCAATCCACCATTCTGGAGCAGGCGGATAAGTCCATCGCTGCGGTTCTCGATGGTGAGGGTCTGCTCAAAGGCGAGGTGTCGCTACGAGCCCTGCTGGATGCGTTTGTGGTCGACCATAAGAGCGAGGCCGCTGAGGAACGCTGGAGCGCTCCAGAGGTTCGCTTCACCGAATCCGAGTGCGGCAAGAATAAGTTCTATCAAATCTTCTTCGACCCTCAGTCCGAAGAAGACGCCAGCAACACCTATCGCAACTCTCGTCGCAGCGACTACGAACTGAAGCACTCCATCCACGTGATAGTTAGCGGCGTGCGCGAAACCGGCGACCGCTTCCAGCCTCGTATTGAGGTCGGCGATGTGATTGGAGCGAAGCTCGATGAGAAGAAAATCGCCGTCAATATGCGCGTTCGCAGCGACTGGGAGCGAATGGTGGCCTCCTTGTACTTCGGTAACGCAGTTCTGCTGATCGACTGTGAAGAAGACGACTTCACTTACGGCTTCGACTGAACAACCAGCGCCACGTCAGCCTGACGTTAACTGCCCGATCACCTGGTTCCCCATCACCAGGCTGCATCGGTCGTGACGTTCGCCCTCCCCTGGTCCGGGATATTCATGGCTTGCGAGCGTTACGACCAATGCAGCCCACCGAGGACACCTCATGGAAACGATTACCAGCGGCACATGGAAGGGCCATCTTGGGTGTGGCCTTGCTCCGCGAGAACTGGAATGTGTTCTGGCAACTGCCCAGGGCATGACCGGGAAAGAGATAGCCCGACTCATCAACATTGCACCCAGCACCGTGAAGAAGCGGTTGGAGGCAGCGATGTTCAAGCTTGGCGTTCATCGTCGTGCAGCGTTGGTGGCCGAGGCCATGAAGCGCCAGATCATCAGCCCGATGTGCTTCCTGCTCGTCGGGCTAATGGCGATGCACGCCGTCAGTGGCGATGCCGACCCGATGCGGCGCGATCGCCGCGTACCTGAGCGACGTATTGCCCAGGTCCGAATCATCCGCAAGGCCGAATCGTTCGACCTGCACGCTTAATCCCAACTGAGGAAGACACCATGCATTCCGCCATTCAAGAGCGTGCAAGCGGCCTGGCCGACCTTCGCGCCCGCACCACCCTCTCAACTGCTGAGTTCTTCGCAAAGATAGGGCGCCCGACTCCGGTGCAGAGCATCCGTTACCAGGTCGTCACTAAGGCCAAGGCCTACCACATCGTCGAACTGGCAACGGGCAAGACCAAAGGGTTTTGCTTCAGCTATCGAGCAGCAGTGAACTTCGCCCAAGCGTTGGAGGCGGCTGCAACACGCAAGCTGGTCGGGCGGCAATGAGCAAGCGCAAGCCGCACAGCATGCGCGCCCGGATCGAGCGGTCATGCCGGGCGCTGCTCGCCACCAACCACGTTGCAGTGGTCAACATCGACCCTAGCGGCCAGCAGTGCCTGATCAACTGGAAGAGCTGCAAACAGATCCGCAGCCGCCAGATCGTCGATGCGGTGTGCGATATCCCCCACCGGTGGACCATCTACCTCAGCGTCATGTGCGTCGGTCTCGGCGGCGAGCAGTACTGCAAGTCGGTCGAGGTCGCCCCTCAGGGCAACTACCTGGCCTCGCACCTCACCGAAGTGATTGAGGCTACCTATACGGACCTGCGCGCCCAGTGCAACCCGCAGCATGTCGTGGCTTCCGGTTGGATCGCTATTCCCACTGACCTGACGCTTGAAGAGGCTCAGGCCGCTGCAGTGTTCGAGGCCGTCGGCGCCTGGAGACAGGTGAAGGTCGCGGCATGAAACGAATCAACAACCGCGTCCGGCACGGCCGGCGTCAGCAATGGATCAACCTGCCGCCCAGCGGCATCAAGCCCTCGGAGAAACAACCATGCCAACCCCAACCAATACGGCCGAGTTCCTCGATGAACTGAACGGCGGCGCCTTCGCCAGCCAGATCGGGCACGCCCTTTCCGAAGTTGCTGCTGGTGTGGTCGATCACGGCAAGGCCGGAAAGCTGACTATCACTCTGGACTTCAGCCAGATCGGCGAATCCGCCCAGGTAAAGATCAAGCACAAGCTCGATTACAAGGTACCGACCAAGCGCGGTACCCGCAGCGAGAACACCAGCTTGGATACGCCGATGCATGTCGGTTCCGGCGGCAAACTCTCTCTGTTCCCGGAGAAGCATGACCAGCTCTTTACGCGCGATGAAGCGCCCATCCACCCACGCACCTGATCACTCAAACCATCAAGGAAAATCGCATGTCTCTTAGCAAAGAAGCTCTCGAACTGATTCAAGAAAACACCATCGCCGCCGTCGGTCGCGAGCTGCCCGCGCTGGGCCCGGTAACTATCCTCCCGCAGAACTTCAATGTCGTTGACCTGGAGCGCTACCAAGAAGGCCGCAACCGCTTCCGCGGCACCTACTCTACTCACTCGCTTGCGGATTACACCGCCTACGTCGTTGAGCGTTCGGCCCCAGCTGCGCGCGGCTTCATTGATCAGGACAACATGAGCTGCATCGTGCTGTTCAATATCGGCACCCCGGAGGAGCCGGGCCACGCTGATGACCGTGCAGTACTGCGCCTTAAGGCCTCAGCTGCCTTCGCTGCCGTGCAGGCGGTCTGCGGCCAAAGCCTGACACAAAAATCCATGAGTGATTGGATCGAGGACTGGAACCAGCATCTCACCGCTACTGACGAAAACGGGCAAGGCATGACGATCGCCAAGGCCATTGCTGCAGTACGCACCATCACCGTCAAGGCTTCATCGGAGAGCGATCACGCCGTCGGCGAGACCCGCGCCAGCCGCAGCACCATGGATCAGATCGAAGCCAGCAGCAAAGAGACCCTGCCAGCCTGGCTGGACTTCAAGGTCATTCCATTCGAAGGACTGGGCGAACAGGTGATCCGCCTCCGAGTTTCGGTCATCACTAGCGGCTCGCAGCCAGTGCTCAAACTGCGTTGGATTGGCGAGGAGGCCCAGCGTGAAGCAATAGCCCAAGAGTTCAAGGCAGTGCTTGGGGAGAAAGCAGGGCAAGCTGCGGCGCTGTCGCTGGGCACATTCGACATTAAGTGAGTAAAGTGTTATGCCACGGGACCGAGAAACCCGCCCGTGGCGCTAGAATTCAGCCGCAAGAAAATAAAGGCCTCAGCATGACCCTCGTGATGAGATCTACTGCCCTCGGCCCTAATCCAAGACTCCATTAAGCACTTCGTAAATTATCCCCGTAGCAATTGCTACCAGAATCAGATCCGTACCGGCTTGCTGCCACTCGTAGCCGTCGTATCGAGGGAGATGACCCAACAGCCTTCCATCGAGTTTCTTCGCGATGCCAGGCGGGAGCGGTTTCCCACGCGCCAAGTTCTTCTGGATTCCAGGCGGCAGCGCACTGCCAGGACTCCAGTAGCTGTGATAGCTGCTCAACACATTGAGAACGCTGCCTCGGTCAATAGTTGGCCCATGATCCCAGTCGCTGTGATCGGAGCCTTTACCTTTGCTGCTACCACCTTGATTGCCATGGTCTTGAACACTATGCGGGTTGCCCTTTGCGTTGCCCTGACCTTTTCCATTGCCAGGGTCCGCGAAAGCGCTGGCTGTGCCCGTGATCAAAGC